TCATGGCGCAACCTTGTTCATATAGGGAGTTACAGAGGAATCGACGCTTTCGCTGACAACTTCGGACGAGCTGCGCACGACTTTTTCAATGAAGAAGCGCGGGCGCGCGCGGACATCGCTGTACATTCGGCCCAGGTATTCACCCAGTAATCCCATACCGATGAACTGCCCTCCGGTGAATACGAACAACACCGCAAACAGCACGAACGTGCCGTCACCGGCCCATGGCGCACCGAAGATCAGACGCAGAATGATCAGTAACGCAGCGAACAGCACACCGAGCAGCGCCATGCTGAAGCCGATAATGCTGAGCAGGCGCAAGGGCGTAGTGGTCATGCAGGTGATCAGGTCAAACATGAGGTTGACCAGGCGCATGGGGCTGTATTTCGAGTCGCCATGTTCACGTTCAGCGTGATCGACCAATACCTCCGTCGTGTGCCGCGCAAAACTGTTAGCCAAAATCGGAATGAAGGTGCTGCGCTCCCGGCAGGCCAGCATTGCATCGACAATCGTGCGCCGGTACGCGCGCAGCATGCAGCCGTAATCACTCATAGCCACGCCGGTGGAACGCTGTACTGCCACGTTGATGATCTTTGATGGCCAACGTCGCCATGCGGAGTCCTGACGATTGCTGCGCACTGTGCCGACAACGTCATATCCCTGCTCTGCAAGCGCCACCAGCCGGGGAATTTCCTCGGGAGGGTTCTGCAGATCAGCGTCGAGGGTGATCACCACATCACCTTTGCATTGCTCGAACCCAGCCATAATCGCTGCGTGCTGACCGTAGTTACGATTCAGAATCACCGCAACGAAGGGGCTGGCGCTGCGCTCGGCGGCCTGCTGAAGAATCTCTGCCGAGTCGTCGCGACTGCCGTCATCCACCAGCACGATTTCGAAGCGGTGATTCAATTGTTTACAGGCCGCTTCAGTACGCCGTAGCAACTCGGGCAAGCTCTGGCGCTCGTTGTAGACAGGGATGACAATCGACACAAACTTGATTGGGTAGGGTCTCAATGGCTGGATTCCACGGTCGATTCAATGGCACTGACAACCCGCTCGACATCATCCAGCGTCATGTCAGGGAACAGGGGGATAGAGCAAAGCCTTGATGAATTCCATTCGGTGTCTGGCAGGCAGACGTCAGGGAAACGTTTGCGGTAATAGCTGTGCAGGTGAGTCGCTATGAAGTGGATGCCGGTGCCGATGTTTTGAGCCTGCAAGGCCTTCATGAACGCGTCGCGATCCAGCCCGCAGCGCTCGGGATCAATGCGCAGAATGAACAAGTGCCAGGCGTGATGCTGGGCGTAGCGGGGCAGGGCGAGGGGCAGGACCGGGTTCGAGGCCAGCCGTTCGAGATAGTGGCTGGCGAGCGCCTGACGCTTTGCATTGATTGCGTCAAGGCGTTGCAACTGGACCAGGGCGATACTCGCATTCAGGTCGGCCAGATTGTATTTGAAGCCTGGCTCCATGACTTCTGCCTGGGGTTTGCGACCCAGCGTCAGCCGGTCGTAGGCGTCGACACCCAGACCATGAAATTTAAGTTGGCGCACCCGATCAGCCAGTTGTGCATTGTCAGTGACGAACATTGCACCTTCGGCACAGGTCATGTTCTTGATCGCGTGAAATGAAAATATCGCGGTGCCCTGGTTGCCAATCGGACGACCCTTGTAAGCGGTTCCGGTCGCATGGGCAGCGTCTTCTATCACCGTAATCCCGTACCGATCTGCCAGCGCATAAAGCGGGTCGAGATCGAATGCGGCGCCAGCGTAATGCACCGGCACGATCGCTTTGGTTCGTGGCGTGATGGCTTGCTCAATGAGCGCGGCGCTGCTCATCAGAGTGCCACGGTCGACGTCGACAAAAACCGGAGTGGCCCCCAGCAGGCAAATCATGTTGGCCGTCGACACCCAGGTCTGCGAAGGCGTAATCACTTCATCGCCAGGTCCGACCCCCAGTGCCAGTAGCGCAACATGCATCGCCCCGGTAGCAGACGACAACGCAACCGAATGTTGCGCGCCAAACCGAGCCGCAAATTGCTCCTCAAGCTTCTGACATTCCGGCCCGGTTGTGATCCACCCGGAACGCAGCACACGAGTCACCGCAGCAACTTCTTCATCGCCTATGGAAGGCCGTGAAAAAGCAAGAAAAGCCTGGCTCATAGATATTTTTCCACTTTACGTTTCATAGCCAATACATAAAAAACGCATAACACGGGTACCCAAACATAGGCGTGCATCAATAACGAGCTGCCAGGACGGGAATACCGGTAGCGGCTGCAAGTGGCACTATGTGTATGGGCACACTCGCTGCACACCAGAAACGGCCTGCTGACGAAAGCAAGTGTCGCGAAGATAGGGGCTCAAACATCAAAATATTGTCCAGACGCCGTTGGTTTTTTGTAGCGCATTGCAGCGCTTGTCAGCCATAGGGTAGGGTGAGTTATATGGGGATAACAATGTCGTCATGACAATATGTAGAATTATTAATGTGGTGTTCAGCTTTCATTTAGGTAATCGCAGACAGACAGCTTGAGTTCAGCTTGGTCATGCTAATTGTGGACGTTTATAAGTGACGTTACGTATGACAATGCCATTGAAATTTAATGAAGCTTTCATGACCGGAATGCGAATTTATATGGCTGGCTGCAGGCAGCAGCTTGAGTGCCCGGATGCTCAGATCGGGATGATTGGGCCTATGCGGCGGTAGGCTGCCTTACGGCTGTCGGCAGTGCGTCTGACAGTTTGCTCAGATCAGTTAGTGGAGCGAACGGAGGCGTGGAGGATCAGGCATTATCGGGTCACCTATATAACTCAACTAAATGTCTGTTTAGTTGAGTTATATAGGATATGGCTTGTTGCATAAGTATAAATGGGCGAGGGTTGCTGTTCCAAACCTCGGAACTGTCATATTTATCACCTATCAGGTCATCAGGCTACAGGATTGGTTTTGGCCATGCTGTTACATTCCTTTCATACACTTGCGCACATCATCGTCTATAACGTTGCCTGGCTTGATGCAGTCCCTTAGCGGCTTTTCGTCTTGCATGTCTTCAAACTCAGCTTTGGCTCGGTTCCGGCACTGTTTGTTAACAGCCTTGCCCAGCGGCGATGTATCGCCTTTATATGACTCGCATGTCGCTGCATTTGCAGCTTTTTGCATCTGCACGACCATTGGCAGGGTCGCGGGATCTACAGCCCATGCTGGTGAGCTTATGCAGGCAATCAGAGTCGCTATTATCCGTTTCATCATCAGTCCTTGATTTCAGGTTTAGCAGGCGTTGGTACCGTCGGACGGACACTTTACCGCAAAACGTTTTGAATTCGAGTGCTGACTTGGGTACGTGAGCCAGGCGCAATGTCTCGGTCCGTCATTGTGGATCGTCTCAAACAGTCGATCACGATGTGTTGAAATTTACGCTGCACATGGGTCGGACACTGAAGTGTGAGGGGCTTCGATTTACACGTTCTTGAAATACACAGGAGGCAGTTCGCGGGCTTCAAATCTGGTGGCCAAGGCTCACCAAGGATGTACGTGTAGGTACGCATAATGTGTGCACGTTATGGTACTTGCGGCCAACGGCCAGAATCGATCGTCGGGACCATTGCGCAGCCCCCGGCGATCGATTTACCCATAACGTCAATTATGCGTGGCACCACCTCTCCTGATCGCGTGTGATGCTCTCAGGCCCCGCTTGATCTGACTTCGCGCCATGATCACCCAGCTTTACCGCAACGGACCCATCACGCACAGCGCTGCGGTGGTCAGGTCCCGGAGGCTCGTACTTGCAGCACTTCTCCGGTTAAAGCGAGTCCAGCATGTTGTATGTCGTTTCTGGGCACTCCTGGGCAACAGGCTTTGCCTTTTCGCGTGCCTGGCTTTCGCGGCTCACGCCCGATCCCGCGCAAGCAGGGCATTCGTCGTCTTCTCCGGCGCAATGTACGCAGATCCCGCTTAAGCGCATCAGCTCTTGCCCGAACCGGCGCAGAACATCGTCCTGTCGCGACTCCCAAAGCTCCTCTGAGAGCGTTTCCCCGATTCTGTATATCCGTGCTGCTTTTGCGTCTGCCATTGCCCTGTGCCCTCTGGCGGTTTCGGAGCGAAGCGGGTGGGGGTGCTGTTACACCCCCACTTTACAGTGGTATCCCACCGTACCGTGGCTTTGCAAAAAATAATCCCTTTGCAAACAACAGCTTATGTTCCACTTTCCTTAATCGCATATGTGATTCGCTGAAACTACTTTGTAACTACAAAAATACCATGTACTATCCATGTGTACTCAATGTAATTACAAGGTGATCACATGTCTGACGGGTCTGATTCCATCAACAAATTTGCCGAACGCGGCGAGCTTATTCGCCAACAGCAGACTGCTTATCGAGGTAATGTTGCTCTTGCAAAAGTCACTTCTGATTTGGACTCTACTCTTAACTTTAGAGTCAACTCAGCTTTGAAGTTGGAGTTTGATAAGTTATGTAAGGAAAATCATTCTACTGTCGCACGCGAGCTTAAGCGTTATATGACCTCTGCTATAGCTCAATCCAAGCTTATTTAACTTTTTGGCAATTTTGCCGATTAATGCAGGCAGGGGAGATCTGACCTCCCCGAACCTGCTAACCATTATCGATCTATGGAGGATCAACAATGGCTGCTTCACATTTTACCCAAAACCTTGATATCGCCTGCCGTCATGCTTTTGGCATTCTGCCTCAAACCTTGCTTCAAGGTGAAAAAATATCATGTTCGTTTTCTCCGTTTTGTGGCCTCGATCCGCTTGGACTGCTTGGTAGGCACGTTCAAGTCCAGCATCAACAGGAATATTCTGTTCAGGTTCTTTGCTACGGAGCTGTTGTTGTTGCTTTTCAAGCCGGTGCTCCTGGCTTTGGAATAGAGTCTCAGTTGTTGCTTCGTCCAGATGATGGATCGGACGATGAGTACGTACCAGTCTCTGCTTTGACAGTATTGGCTGTTTTTTCCTAGATCTGTATTTACCAGACGCTACGCAAGTGACTGCGAGGCACGAGCAACACAGCGTAGCGTCTCTGTATCACCTTCGATAGGTGCGTTCAGAGGTACGCATAATGTGTGGACGTTATGGTACTTGCGGCCAACGGCCAGAATCGATCGTCGGGACCATTGCGCAGCCCCCGGCGATCGATTTACCCATAACGTCAATTATGCGTGGCACCACCTCTCCTGATCGCGTGTGACGCTCTCAGGCCCCGCTTGATCTGACTTCGCGCCATGATCACCTAGCTTTACCGCAACGGACCCATCACGCACAGCACTGCGGTCGTCAGGTCCCGGAGGCTCGTACTTGCAGCACTTCTCCGGTTAAACCGAGTCCAGCATGTTGTATGTCGTTTCTGGGCACTCCTGGGCAACAGGCTTTGCCTTCTCGCGTGCCTGGCTTTCGCGGCTTACGCCCGATCCTCCGCAAGCAGGGCACTCGTCGTCTTCTCCTGCGCAATGCACGCAGATCCCGCTTAAGTGCATCAGCTCCTGCCCGAACCGGCGCAGAACATCGTCCTGTCGCGACTCCCAAAGCTCCTCTGAGAGCGTTTCCCCGATTCTGTACATCTGTACCGCTTTTGATTCTGTCATCGTCTCAGCCCTTCAGGATTTTCAGCACCTTGCTGTCTTCTCGAAAGCAGCTCCCGCCGTACTGTGTTTTGCCGTGCGGTTTTTCGAAAAACTCTTCCAGTGCCTTCCTGCACTCTGTTTCCGTGCTGTAAGGCCTCATGATGCTTGCTGTGGTTGATCCTGCCATCGTTATTGCCAGTATCCAGTGCATCACGCCTCCTGCGATTTTGAGCCAGCCGGGTGGGGGTGCTGTTACACCCCCACTTTACCGAAGACTTCTTCGGTCTTTCATCACTGCGATAGGTCCTCTTGCTGGAAAACCATTACCAGACCTTTTATTGCCCTTTTGACCTCTGCTTGCTGGCATTCAGGCAGCGTTGCGACGACAGAAAACAGCTTTCTGAGTTCCGCTTTCACTGACCGTTCGTCTGGTTCCATCAGAATTTCATCTGTTGATACCCCGAAGCCCTTTGCCATTGCCCGTATTGGATCTGCAGTTGGTAGGCTCGAACCCGCCTCATATTTGCGGTATGTGCCTAGTGGTATCCCACATATGGACGCTGCCTCTTCTATCTTTAAGCCTTTGTTTTCTCGGGCTTTTTTGATGTTTTCTGCGACTGACATGTCCGTCAAGCCTTGCTCAGTGGTTGTAGTCAATGATCATACCCTCCGTCTTTTAGGTTGCTTCCAAATGCGGGCATTCTAACGTCCGCATATGGCTTGACACCATCAATCCATATTAGGTAGCTTTGCACCCCACATATGGACCTTGACGGATTTTTTGGATGTTCATCGACTGGCTCAGCATTTCACAGGAACACGACCACGACCTTCCGGTTGTGTGCGACGTCCAGTTCCTGACTGTTGACACTTTGAGCGGTGATGTCATTAGCACCAAGCAACCTAAGTTTAAACACACTGAGTCTTATTCAACTTCTGTCACTATTCATGTTCAGGGCCGAAAAATTCGTATTGACGGCAATCCTAGTCGTATAGGAAGACTTGATAACCTTTTTGGCTTCACTAATATCGACCAATGCGTTTCCGTTTATAACGCACTTCTTGCTCAATATGGACTTCCTGCGTTTACTCGCTGCACCAAAGTTTACCTTCGTGATGGTGCTTCCGGTGCTAAGTCAGGCGACCTCGTTGCGGATGGTGCCAAGATAGAACGTATTGACCTAACTACAAATGTTTCTCTCGGTGAAGGCAACTGTCTTGCTTATCTTCGCGGCATTTCCTCTCAGAGAATTGGGCATAGTATTGGCTTTCTTTATCCTAATGGTCGAACTGTCACTTGGACTCCAAAGGGCAATGGTCAAGGCGGCAGACTTCAATATCGTAAGGCTTATGATAAGTCTTTTGAAATGGATCAAAATAGCCTTCCCAAAATTAAACGCGCTTTTGGTGAAAACTCCCAAGAGTACGCTTATGTAAAGCAAGTTCGTGATTATTGCGCTTCTAATGGCGTTGTTCGCATGGAACAAGAGCTTAAAAACGAATACTTAAAGCGTGAAGGGCTCGCCTATTGGGGCATGTTTAATGAGTCTCGCTTAACTACCATACATAACGAATTTCTTGGTCTTGATCAACGAATGAAGGTGACTGCAATGGACCTTATGAGTATTGCTGACAAGCTTATAGAGGAGGGTGTTTGCAAGGGCAGGGCATCAGCTAACGCAACTGCTTCTCAGGCTATTCTCTGGATGTCTGGAAGTCCTCACGGCATATCTCAGCGTGCTTTTGAAACTCATGCAGCCCGCTTAAATAGGATTGGCATTAATATCCGTAATGCTTGTGACACTTCTCGTTACGCTCCTTTTTTTGTTCGTCAATGTCGCGAAGTTACAAAGTCTGCTCTTTCCATACCGGCTTGGTATCGCAGGCCCAACCATTTGCAGTTAGCGGCATGAAGACTGTAAGCCTTCAAGGCATTCAGCTATCACCTGGGCAACGTCGCATGCTTGAACAGCAGCGCCACGTTCGTGAATTCATGAATCCTGTTCTGACCCAGCAAGTAGCAGAAACACTTGCTGTAATTGAAGTTCGGAAAGAGCAGGGCGTTAAACCTGAAAAGATTTGGTTTCATGATCGTGAGTCAAGTTGGCAAGGCACTATTTCTGTAGCTGAATGGATGGGCTACTAATGCGCATCTCATTTTCATTCCATTTGCCAATTTATGTAATTGTCGCAATCTTTATTTTGTTCGTCTTCGGTATTTACATGATGGTGCGAAAATAATGCACAAGTCTCAATATCAGATGCTCCGTTATTTAGTCGAGGCTGAAATTGCTAATTTTAACTCTGGCAACATTGATGATTCTGCTTTCGCTAGTTCGCTTATGCGTCTGTTTCTTCAGGCTGCATCAACTGAGCAGGTCAAGTCTCAAATAGCTAAGCGTCAGTTTCTTACTTTTCGCCGTGTACCAAATCTTATTCCGCCCAGCTGGGCATATTGCAATCCGAGCCTAAGTACTCGGCTGCCTACACTGTAAGGGGCTTTACCATGTCCATGACATTGCTTATCGAAGTAACAGGCATTCAGCGTTCTGGCGTTGCTGCTAAGTCTCAAAAACCGTATACGATGTTTCAGGCATTCGTTCACTTGCCAAACATTCCGTATCCACAGAAAACTGATTTCTATGCCTCCACACCGGCCGAAGTTCCTCAGCCGGGTACTTATGAGTGCGATGTCATTGCCGATGTTCGTGATGGCCGTCTTGAGTTCACCTGTGATCCTCGCCAAGGTCGTCGTAAGAATATTCCGCCACTTTCTGCTGCAATGAATAAGGCGGGTTAATAAGTGCCAACCCAGTCAGTTTTAGTATGTGGTCGTTTTTCCACCTCGTCAGATGGTGTGACTACGTGCGATTCTCAGACTTGGTCGGAAACTTATGTTGTAACACCTGAACAGCAGGCTCAGTTAGAACTGCTTATTACCGGTGGGTTTGATACCGAGATATATCTCCAGTTCTTCTGGGGGACAATCGGTTTGTTTGTAGTAGGTTTTGCAGCTGGAATCATCATTTCCCAAGTGCGGAAAATCCGCAGGAGTTAACACAATGAAACAAGTAATTCAGAAGTTCCGTTCCGTTTCTTCGTTCCGTCGTTCCGTTGTTGGCATTACCGGTGCTGTTGCCGCTTTCGCTGGCACTGCTGCATTCGCTGATGCTGTCTCTGATGCGCAGTCGGCCCTTTCTGTTGCTCAGGCTGGTGGTGAAAGCGTCGGTGGCTCTGTTGTTGCCGTCGTCTGTGCCCTGGCTGTTGTCGGTGTCATCATCGCTCTTGTCCGCAAGGTCTAATCAGCCTTGATCTGGTCTGCGCTGGTCGGTGTTCTCATGGCCAGCGCACTGGTTTCAGGTATCCGGTGCGCTGAATATCTATGAACTTCAGCCCTCAAATTATTGAGGGCTTTTTTACAATGGATTCTCTATGCGCTTTTTCATTTTTATCCTATCTGTCTCTTTCTTTTTAGTTTCTTCTTACTCTTACGCTGAAACTCGCGCATATGGTTTAGGTTCTGGTTTTCCATATTCAAGCGCTTTCGCCGCCTGTCAATCATTTATAAATTCACGTGGCGGTGACATTGTTTCTAGATCTGTAGGAGGTGTTTCTTTTACTGGTTATCAAAACGGTTTTCCGGCATATCAGTGTAGTGGCACTGTTACTTACTCTGATGGTGGTACTGGTTATCCCGGAACTACTGTCACCTCAATTGGTGATTCTTGCCCTAATGGAACCGAATATTCTGAGTCTGCTGGTGAGTGTAAATCCACTACTCAGAAGTGCGTCGATGCTAAGGGCGCTGTTTCAAAGTCATACTCTTGGAATCAATCTAGCGATACCCCGCATGCTCCTGATATCGGGGGTTGTGGCACTTCTATTTCTGGCGTAGCCATTTGCCGCGCTTCTGGTTCTGGTGCAGGCTTTACCTGCACTGCTGATGTAACTATTACAGGTGATCCCTATGAAGCTCCGGCTCCTGATCCATCCCCCGATACCGGCAGTGGCTCTGGCGGTGATACTGGCACTACTCCTACGCCTGGCACTGGATCTGGATCAGATTCTGGCACTGGCACGGGTACTGGTTCCGGCTCTGATACCGGCTCAGGCGGTGGTTCAGGTTCTGGTAGCGGTTCTGGGTCTGGTTCCGGTTCCGGCTCTGGTACGGGCTCAGGCTCAGGCTCTGGCAGTGGTTCTGGCTCAGGTTCAGGTAGTGGCTCTGGTTCTGGCAGTGGTTCTGGCTCTGGTAGTGGTACCGGTTCTGGATCTGGTACAGGCAGTGGTTCTGGTACTGGTAGCGGCTCTGGCACTGGCAGTGGTGGTAATGGAACTTGCACGTCCGACTGTGGTGAAGGTGATGGCCCCTCGACAACCAAGCTTAAAGCCCCCGAACAAGGCTCTTTAGATGGTGAGGATGAAAAATGGCAGAAGAAAATCGACGACTCTAAAGATGAGATTAAGGACGGTTTAGACAAGCTCAAAAGTGTATTTTCACCTATTGGTGATCTTTCCCTTGGTGGTGGTGGAAGTCTTTACTGCCCACCTCCTGTTAACGTTCTCGGTAAAAGTATAAGTTTCTGTCTTGACAAATACTCGGGCTCACTCGACTGGATAGCCCAAGCAGTTCTATTTATGTGCGCTGTTATCGCCCTGTTTATTGTCTTTGCATAGGTGATTTATGGATCTTTCGTGGCTGGCTGCATGGCTTGATAGTGCTAATACTTTCTTCCAGTACATCTGGGACTTCATGGCCAGTGGTATTTATCAGTTCTTTAAGGATGCTCTCGTTATCATAACGAAAGCGCTTATCTACTCTTACTTGCAATTCAAAGTCATCATGCTTGACATTGCATACACTGTTGTTAAAGAAATATCAGAAGAGAGCGGGGTGGTCGCGCTTGTGAAGTCAGCATGGGGAAGCATCCCCGGTGACATCCAGTCCACACTTGCGTTTTTCAAGATCCCTCAAGGTCTCACTATGATCTTTTCCGCTATCCCAGCTCGCTGGGCAATGAAGTTTATTCCCGGAGCCAATTAACATGGCTATCAAAATTCATCACGGTCCCAATGGCTCATACAAAACTTCCGGTGCTGTCTGGGATGACGCTGTTCCTGCTGCCAAAGCTGGACGATTGGTCGTCACAAATATACGGGGTATGTCCAGTGAAAAGTTCCACAGCTTGTTTCCTGATCTTCCTGATACTTTTGATCTTCTATACATCGATCACGAGTCCCAAGAAGGTATGGAACGAATTAGAACTTGGTTCCATTGGGTTCCTCGAAACGCCTTTATGATCTTCGATGAGGCTCAAACCCTGTTCCCTCAAAAGTGGACAGATAAATTTGTTGAGCGTTACGACTATCCTGAGGGCATGGATGCAGCTAAGGCTGCTGACCGTCCTATGAACTTCCTTGATGCCTGGACACGCCATCGGCACTGGAACTGGGACATTATTCTTACGACTCCGAATATTAAGTACGTTCACACCGATATTCGTCAGACTTCTGAGGCCGCTTATCAGCACTCTAACCTGATGTTGCTTGGTAAGTGGCTCAAGTTCCTTGTAGCTAAAGACTACAAGGAGGCCATGCATTCAGCTCAAGAGAATAGGGCACCTACCGATGGATCAAACATCGTTGCACTCAGAAAAATTGACAAACGAGTCTTCAAGCTCTACGACTCAACAGCAACCGGCCAACACCGAGACACCATGGCGGGCAAAAACGCGCTCGCGTCGCCTCGCGTTGTTATTCTCCTCGGAGTACTGGTTGCTATTTTCGTCACTGTTTACTGGCGTAACGGGTCTAATGCTTTTAGCAATCCGCTATCTGTGGGATCTCCTAAGCCCGCTGCGCCGGTTTCTCAAGCTCCTGTTTCTCAAGGTCCTGCTAAAGCTCCTAACGTGGCTCCTGATATTTTACCTAATAAGCAAGTTGTGCCACTTCCTAGCGTAACTTCCGATCCCTTTGGAACTTACGAGATAGTTATTAAGGGAAGTATCACCAGTGAGACTCGCGGCACTATATTCGTTTTTGAGCTATCCAAAGGCGACCGTTCTTTCACTCAAACCACCCGTGACATGCTCGCTGCCGGTTATGCCATTTTTCCACATGGCGGCTGCGTGGCTGAACTGCATTACCGTGGTGAGCAGCGTACCGTTGTTTGTCTTGGTTCATCGTCCAGCGGCGGTGGCGAGAAGTGGCTCGGTGCAGAGCGACGAGCCGCCGCCGCTGGACCGAATTCTTCATCCGCTCATTCGTCGACATCAACCCCAGGTACACAAACGCCAGCCTCGAAAGGCGCCAGTTTCACCGTGGTTGCTGACAGCAGTCGCACGCCACGAACCATTAATTGACTGGCAGCCGGTTATAACTCGACTAAACGGTAATTTAGTTGGGTTATGCTTTTTAGTGATTAAAAGGACTGTACATCGAGGCCGGCATGGAATCCAGAGGTACGCATAATGTGTGGACGTTATGGTACTTGCGGCCAACGGCCAGAATCGATCGTCGGGACCATTGCGCAGCCCCCGGCGATCGATTTACCCATAACGTCAATTATGCGTGGCACCACCTCTCCTGATCGCGTGTGACGCTCTCAGGCCCCGCTTGATCTGACTTCGCGCCATGATCACCTAGCTTTACCGCAACGGACCCATCACGCACAGCACTGCGGTCGTCAGGTCCCGGAGGCTCGTACTTGCAGCACTTCTCCGGTTAAACCGAGTCCAGCATGTTGTATGTCGTTTCTGGGCACTCCTGGGCAACAGGCTTTGCCTTCTCGCGTGCCTGGCTTTCGCGGCTTACGCCCGATCCTCCGCAAGCAGGGCACTCGTCGTCTTCTCCTGCGCAATGCACGCAGATCCCGCTTAAGTGCATCAGCTCCTGCCCGAACCGGCGCAGAACATCGTCCTGTCGCGACTCCCAAAGCTCCTCTGAGAGCGTTTCCCCGATTCTGTACATCTGTACCGCTTTTGATTCTGTCATCGTCTCAGCCCTTCAGGATTTTCAGCACCTTGCTGTCTTCTCGAAAGCAGCTCCCGCCGTACTGTGTTTTGCCGTGCGGTTTTTCGAAAAACTCTTCCAGTGCCTTCCTGCACTCTGTTTCCGTGCTGTAAGGCCTCATGATGCTTGCTGTGGTTGATCCTGCCATCGTTATTGCCAGTATCCAGTGCATCACGCCTCCTGCGATTTTGAGCCAGCCGGGTGGGGGTGCTGTTACACCCCCACTTTACCGAAGACTTCTTCGGTCTTTCATCACTGCGATAGGTCCTCTTGCTGGAAAACCATTACCAGACCTTTTATTGCCCTTTTGACCTCTGCTTGCTGGCATTCAGGCAGCGTTGCGACGACAGAAAACAGCTTTCTGAGTTCCGCTTTCACTGACCGTTCGTCTGGTTCCATCAGAATTTCATCTGTTGATACCCCGAAGCCCTTTGCCATTGCCCGTATTGGATCTGCAGTTGGTAGGCTCGAACCCGCCTCATATTTGCGGTATGTGCCTAGTGGTATCCCACATATGGACGCTGCCTCTTCTATCTTTAAGCCTTTGTTTTCTCGGGCTTTTTTGATGTTTTCTGCGACTGACATGTCCGTCAAGCCTTGCTCAGTGGTTGTAGTCAATGATCATACCCTCCGTCTTTTAGGTTGCTTCCAAATGCGGGCATTCTAACGTCCGCATATGGCTTGACACCATCAATCCATATTAGGTAGCTTTGCACCCCACATATGGACCTTGACGGATTTTTTGGATGTTCATCGACTGGCTCAGCATTTCACAGGAACACGACCACGACCTTCCGGTTGTGTGCGACGTCCAGTTCCTGACTGTTGACACTTTGAGCGGTGATGTCATTAGCACCAAGCAACCTAAGTTTAAACACACTGAGTCTTATTCAACTTCTGTCACTATTCATGTTCAGGGCCGAAAAATTCGTATTGACGGCAATCCTAGTCGTATAGGAAGACTTGATAACCTTTTTGGCTTCACTAATATCGACCAATGCGTTTCCGTTTATAACGCACTTCTTGCTCAATATGGACTTCCTGCGTTTACTCGCTGCACCAAAGTTTACCTTCGTGATGGTGCTTCCGGTGCTAAGTCAGGCGACCTCGTTGCGGATGGTGCCAAGATAGAACGTATTGACCTAACTACAAATGTTTCTCTCGGTGAAGGCAACTGTCTTGCTTATCTTCGCGGCATTTCCTCTCAGAGAATTGGGCATAGTATTGGCTTTCTTTATCCTAATGGTCGAACTGTCACTTGGACTCCAAAGGGCAATGGTCAAGGCGGCAGACTTCAATATCGTAAGGCTTATGATAAGTCTTTTGAAATGGATCAAAATAGCCTTCCCAAAATTAAACGCGCTTTTGGTGAAAACTCCCAAGAGTACGCTTATGTAAAGCAAGTTCGTGATTATTGCGCTTCTAATGGCGTTGTTCGCATGGAACAAGAGCTTAAAAACGAATACTTAAAGCGTGAAGGGCTCGCCTATTGGGGCATGTTTAATGAGTCTCGCTTAACTACCATACATAACGAATTTCTTGGTCTTGATCAACGAATGAAGGTGACTGCAATGGACCTTATGAGTATTGCTGACAAGCTTATAGAGGAGGGTGTTTGCAAGGGCAGGGCATCAGCTAACGCAACTGCTTCTCAGGCTATTCTCTGGATGTCTGGAAGTCCTCACGGCATATCTCAGCGTGCTTTTGAAACTCATGCAGCCCGCTTAAATAGGATTGGCATTAATATCCGTAATGCTTGTGACACTTCTCGTTACGCTCCTTTTTTTGTTCGTCAATGTCGCGAAGTTACAAAGTCTGCTCTTTCCATACCGGCTTGGTATCGCAGGCCCAACCATTTGCAGTTAGCGGCATGAAGACTGTAAGCCTTCAAGGCATTCAGCTATCACCTGGGCAACGTCGCATGCTTGAACAGCAGCGCCACGTTCGTGAATTCATGAATCCTGTTCTGACCCAGCAAGTAGCAGAAACACTTGCTGTAATTGAAGTTCGGAAAGAGCAGGGCGTTAAACCTGAAAAGATTTGGTTTCATGATCGTGAGTCAAGTTGGCAAGGCACTATTTCTGTAGCTGAATGGATGGGCTACTAATGCGCATCTCATTTTCATTCCATTTGCCAATTTATGTAATTGTCGCAATCTTTATTTTGTTCGTCTTCGGTATTTACATGATGGTGCGAAAATAATGCACAAGTCTCAATATCAGATGCTCCGTTATTTAGTCGAGGCTGAAATTGCTAATTTTAACTCTGGCAACATTGATGATTCTGCTTTCGCTAGTTCGCTTATGCGTCTGTTTCTTCAGGCTGCATCAACTGAGCAGGTCAAGTCTCAAATAGCTAAGCGTCAGTTTCTTACTTTTCGCCGTGTACCAAATCTTATTCCGCCCAGCTGGGCATATTGCAATCCGAGCCTAAGTACTCGGCTGCCTACACTGTAAGGGGCTTTACCATGTCCATGACATTGCTTATCGAAGTAACAGGCATTCAGCGTTCTGGCGTTGCTGCTAAGTCTCAAAAACCGTATACGATGTTTCAGGCATTCGTTCACTTGCCAAACATTCCGTATCCACAGAAAACTGATTTCTATGCCTCCACACCGGCCGAAGTTCCTCAGCCGGGTACTTATGAGTGCGATGTCATTGCCGATGTTCGTGATGGCCGTCTTGAGTTCACCTGTGATCCTCGCCAAGGTCGTCGTAAGAATATTCCGCCACTTTCTGCTGCAATGAATAAGGCGGGTTAATAAGTGCCAACCCAGTCAGTTTTAGTATGTGGTCGTTTTTCCACCTCGTCAGATGGTGTGACTACGTGCGATTCTCAGACTTGGTCGGAAACTTATGTTGTAACACCTGAACAGCAGGCTCAGTTAGAACTGCTTATTACCGGTGGGTTTGATACCGAGATATATCTCCAGTTCTTCTGGGGGACAATCGGTTTGTTTGTAGTAGGTTTTGCAGCTGGAATCATCATTTCCCAAGTGCGGAAAATCCGCAGGAGTTAACACAATGAAACAAGTAATTCAGAAGTTCCGTTCCGTTTCTTCGTTCCGTCGTTCCGTTGTTGGCATTACCGGTGCTGTTGCCGCTTTCGCTGGCACTGCTGCATTCGCTGATGCTGTCTCTGATGCGCAGTCGGCCCTTTCTGTTGCTCAGGCTGGTGGTGAAAGCGTCGGTGGCTCTGTTGTTGCCGTCGTCTGTGCCCTGGCTGTTGTCGGTGTCATCATCGCTCTTGTCCGCAAGGTCTAATCAGCCTTGATCTGGTCTGCGCTGGTCGGTGTTCTCATGGCCAGCGCACTGGTTTCAGGTATCCGGTGCGCTGAATATCTATGAACTTCAGCCCTCAAATTATTGAGGGCTTTTTTACAATGGATTCTCTATGCGCTTTTTCATTTTTATCCTATCTGTCTCTTTCTTTTTAGTTTCTTCTTACTCTTACGCTGAAACTCGCGCATATGGTTTAGGTTCTGGTTTTCCATATTCAAGCGCTTTCGCCGCCTGTCAATCATTTATAAATTCACGTGGCGGTGACATTGTTTCTAGATCTGTAGGAGGTGTTTCTTTTACTGGTTATCAAAACGGTTTTCCGGCATATCAGTGTAGTGGCACTGTTACTTACTCTGATGGTGGTACTGGTTATCCCGGAACTACTGTCACCTCAATTGGTGATTCTTGCCCTAATGGAACCGAATATTCTGAGTCTGCTGGTGAGTGTAAATCCACTACTCAGAAGTGCGTCGATGCTAAGGGCGCTGTTTCAAAGTCATACTCTTGGAATCAATCTAGCGATACCCCGCATGCTCCTGATATCGGGGGTTGTGGCACTTCTATTTCTGGCGTAGCCATTTGCCGCGCTTCTGGTTCTGGTGCAGGCTTTACCTGCACTGCTGATGTAACTATTACAGGTGATCCCTATGAAGCTCCGGCTCCTGATCCATCCCCCGATACCGGCAGTGGCTCTGGCGGTGATACTGGCACTACTCCTACGCCTGGCACTGGATCTGGATCAGATTCTGGCACTGGCACGGGTACTGGTTCCGGCTCTGATACCGGCTCAGGCGGTGGTTCAGGTTCTGGTAGCGGTTCTGGGTCTGGTTCCGGTTCCGGCTCTGGTACGGGCTCAGGCTCAGGCTCTGGCAGTGGTTCTGGCTCAGGTTCAGGTAGTGGCTCTGGTTCTGGCAGTGGTTCTGGCTCTGGTAGTGGTACCGGTTCTGGATCTGGTACAGGCAGTGGTTCTGGTACTGGTAGCGGCTCTGGCACTGGCAGTGGTGGTAATGGAACTTGCACGTCCGACTGTGGTGAAGGTGATGGCCCCTCGACAACCAAGCTTAAAGCCCCCGAACAAGGCTCTTTAGATGGTGAGGATGAAAAATGGCAGAAGAAAATCGACGACTCTAAAGATGAGATTAAGGACGGTTTAGACAAGCTCAAAAGTGTATTTTCACCTATTGGTGATCTTTCCCTTGGTGGTGGTGGAAGTCTTTACTGCCCACCTCCTGTTAACGTTCTCGGTAAAAGTATAAGTTTCTGTCTTGACAAATACTCGGGCTCACTCGACTGGATAGCCCAAGCAGTTCTATTTATGTGCGCTGTTATCGCCCTGTTTATTGTCTTTGCATAGGTGATTTATGGATCTTTCGTGGCTGGCTGCATGGCTTGATAGTGCTAATACTTTCTTCCAGTACATCTGGGACTTCATGGCCAGTGGTATTTATCAGTTCTTTAAGGATGCTCTCGTTATCATAACGAAAGCGCTTATCTACTCTTACTTGCAATTCAAAGTCATCATGCTTGACATTGCATACACTGTTGTTAAAGAAATATCAGAAGAGAGCGGGGTGGTCGCGCTTGTGAAGTCAGCATGGGGAAGCATCCCCGGTGACATCCAGTCCACACTTGCGTTTTTCAAGATCCCTCAAGGTCTCACTATGATCTTTTCCGCTATCCCAGCTCGCTGGGCAATGAAGTTTATTCCCGGAGCCAATTAACATGGCTATCAAAATTCATCACGGTCCCAATGGCTCATACAAAACTTCCGGTGCTGTCTGGGATGACGCTGTTCCTGCTGCCAAAGCTGGACGATTGGTCGTCACAAATATACGGGGTATGTCCAGTGAAAAGTTCCACAGCTTGTTTCCTGATCTTCCTGATACTTTTGATCTTCTATACATCGATCACGAGTCCCAAGAAGGTATGGAACGAATTAGAACTTGGTTCCATTGGGTTCCTCGAAACGCCTTTATGATCTTCGATGAGGCTCAAACCCTGTTCCCTCAAAAGTGGACAGATAAATTTGTTGAGCGTTACGACTATCCTGAGGGCATGGATGCAGCTAAGGCTGCTGACCGTCCTATGAACTTCCTTGATGCCTGGACACGCCATCGGCACTGGAACTGGGACATTATTCTTACGACTCCGAATATTAAGTACGTTCACACCGATATTCGTCAGACTTCTGAGGCCGCTTATCAGCACTCTAACCTGATGTTGCTTGGTAAGTGGCTCAAGTTCCTTGTAGCTAAAGACTACAAGGAGGCCATGCATTCAGCTCAAGAGAATAGGGCACCTACCGATGGATCAAACATCGTTGCACTCAGAAAAATTGACAAACGAGTCTTCAAGCTCTACGACTCAACAGCAACCGGCCAACACCGAGACACCATGGCGGGCAAAAACGCGCTCGCGTCGCCTCGCGTTGTTATTCTCCTCGGAGTACTGGTTGCTATTTTCGTCACTGTTTACTGGCGTAACGGGTCTAATGCTTTTAGCAATCCGCTATCTGTGGGATCTCCTAAGCCCGCTGCGCCGGTTTCTCAAGCTCCTGTTTCTCAAGGTCCTGCTAAAGCTCCTAACGTGGCTCCTGATATTTTACCTAATAAGCAAGTTGTGCCACTTCCTAGCGTAACTTCCGATCCCTTTGGAACTTACGAGATAGTTATTAAGGGAAGTATCACCAGTGAGACTCGCGGCACTATATTCGTTTTTGAGCTATCCAAAGGCGACCGTTCTTTCACTCAAACCACCCGTGACATGCTCGCTGCCGGTTATGCCATTTTTCCACATGGCGGCTGCGTGGCTGAACTGCATTACCGTGGTGAGCAGCGTACCGTTGTTTGTCTTGGTTCATCGTCCAGCGGCGGTGGCGAGAAGTGGCTCGGTGCAGAGCGACGAGCCGCCGCCGCTGGACCGAATTCTTCATCCGCTCATTCGTCGACATCAACCCCAGGTACACAAACGCCAGCCTCGAAAGGCGCCAGTTTCACCGTGGTTGCTGACAGCAGTCGCACGCCACGAACCATTAATTGACTGGCAGCCGGTTATAACTCGACTAAACGGTAATTTAGTTGGGTTATGCTTTTTAGTGATTAAAAGGACTGTACATCGAGGCCGGCATGGAATCCAGAGGTACGCATAATGTATATTATGTTAAATTGTATCTATTTGTAACTCCTACCAGCAACCTAAGATCTAACTCCCAGGTTCCGCGCCTGAGCGCGCAAACGCTGGCACAGCAGCAGATCAAGCGTGACACTGTGCTCTTCGAGCTCATCGCCGTCACCGCTCAAATCCTGCAGGCTGTACGCCAGGGTCGGTTCATCGAGGTCGCCGAGCATGTCGCGGAAGAACGCTTCATGCTGTTCTTCGCTGACGCCCAGCAACGCCTGGCCGACATAGTTGCGGAACGGTACCGGTACACCCAGCAGCCCGGCCTGCCCCGACAGGCACGCCTGTATTTCATGACGCACTACTTCCAGCGCACTGTGGTCCATGGCGATATGGTGGAACAGCAGCGTGGCCTGTACCCCCTGACCTTGCGCCGGCTCATGGCAGACCAGACGCATCAGCGGTGCCTGGCCCAGCAACATGGTCATGCCTTCGGCGCTCGGCGAGGTATCGACCTTGAGTTCAGCGTGACGCCAGACCACTTGCACCGGGGTTTCCAGACCGTTCCAGTGCACTGAGGTGCGCAGAATGTCATGCCGGTTGATGACGGTTTGCAGCGCCTGGGCGAATGCCTTCAGACGCGCCTGATCAGAAAAGGCGAATTGCACCTGCATCACATACGGGTCGCCCTGAGTGGCGGTAACGTGATGGTACAAAATGCCTTGCTGCAGCGGAGCCAGCGGGTAGATGTCCTGCACATTGGCGGCACCTCCCGGTATTGCGTCCAGCAACTGGTCGATGGTTGCCTGATCAAGCTCCACCAGCGTCAGCATCTGCGCAGTGATTTGCTCGCAGCCCTGAGGGATGCCATTGGCGGGCAACGTCAGTGCGCCGCGTTTGCTGTTCTGGTAGTCGCCTTGTTCGATGAGTTCTATCAGCGCCGGCTTGTGCTCGCGCAGGTGCTCCAGCAGACCGTTTTCGGTCAATGCACGGCGGTTGCCCTGCACAACCAGTTGTCCGTCCTTGACCGTCAGGTGAATAGCGTGAGCTTTGAGTGCCGCCAATAGTTCGTTGATGCTCAC